CTCCGTCATTAGAGGACTCGTAAGTAATCGGAAGGCCAGAGGATGCGGTTGCATCAAGAACATAACTTCCACGCCACAACTGCAGTGCACCAGGGTTATTAAAGGTAATAGTATTAGTCTGACCAACGACCTTAAGAATTTCTCTAGCAGTTTGCGCTGGGTAGTACTCATCATCACCATCCTGTGTTGCCTCAAATGCAACCTCACCGATGCCAACAATCGTCACTACATTACCGCTTACCGTAGCTATTGTCTCATTTAAGCTAGTTATGGTCACAGGCAGGCCAGAAGATGCAGTTACATTAAGAGCGAACCTATCGGATGTTGTGGTCTTAACAGGTATATCCTCAAATGCAATAGTCTGGGATTGTTTACCTATTCTAAAAGATGAATCGATAAGAGGTGAATTATTTAGTATCCCTAGCACCTCATTAAGTTTAGATCTGAGAACCTCAAAATTATTATCTAGTTGCTCCCAAGTGAGCTCATCGTCTCCCGTGTTCCTCCTGAGTGAAACCCTCTTTTCTGAGAGCGGGAGATTGTGTGCGTAGTCTACGCCATTTGACTCTACTTCATCTAGCATCGTGTTACATATTTTAAAGTGTTACATTAATGGTGTCAAAGTTTCTCCTCTAATGATGCGACTCTTCTCTTGAGTTCCTCGATTTGCTCAGACTGCCTCACGAGGTTTACCTTAACCTCATCCCACCATTGCTTTAGTTTTTGATCGAACTCCTCATCTTCCTGATCTGGTATTAAATCACCATCTGGAAATGAAGGGAGACTGGAAACCTTGAAACCCCTTACCTTCATCCTTGATTAACCGCTTGGGTTGTTGATCTTGTATGCACCCCACTAACCTCAAATGTCCTTCCGACTATCTTCACTGGATTGTCGGCAATCTCTGCCTTTTCCTGCCATACATAATAGCTCTCAGAGTAATTAAAGTCATCAATCTTCTTTTGCCCCATTTTAGCATACCCCATGCTTACATACATCTGTCCCGTATAATAGTCTGGCCTTACGGTTATCTCATCCCTGAAGTATGAGTTTCTCATGTAGAGCGGAATCATATTCTCATCCCTAACTTCATTTAGCACTACATAATCAACCTCTGCCCCATTATCTATGGACATGGTTTCTATATTCTCGGTTCCTTGTGGGGCTGATGAACTACTCAATCTTACCCGTATTGGGGTGACCCCATACTTACTAGAAAGCTCAAGGACATAAGACCTAACCTCTTTATCTGAGAAGCTGTCGCCAAAATTTATTAACCCACTCTTAATCTTAGATGAGTATCCATAACCTAATCTGTTATAAATCCTATAAGGCTCAGTCTCCCCATATTCTGGCGGGCCATAGCCATACCTAACAAGAACCCCGCCATACTTAGCATCATCTCTCCACTGTGTGCCTACATATAAATTATCCTTATCTGCTGTTTGGTGTGTAGCCATTACAAACCACATTTGGTCGGGTCCTATCCTTGTCCACTTAGGCTTCCTAACCATTGAGCATGCAGTGAAAGATGCATCTATTTGGGATAAGGTGTTGTTTATATAGTCGTATGCTATCACGCCCCACTCCAACTCTGGTTGCTCCGCTAGTCTGCCATACTCATCTTGGGATATTGGGTTGCCGAAATAATCAACGAATTGACCCTGTGTATTCTTTTTGTATCCGAGCGGGCAGTTGATAAAAATCTCTCGGGTTACTGGATTATCTACCGAGTAAACAAACTCAGATAATTCAGGTGGAACCATCTGCCAGAATGGTGGTCCAAGCTCAAATGTCTTAACCTCTTTTGGTTCGGTGGATGATCTATTGATTACATACACACCCGAGTTGCCCATGAATAAATGTTCGCTACCTGTAACCTGTATTATTGTGTGCCTAAAGTCTGCCGTTCTACCACCAGAGTACCTCGGGTCTACCGTGTATGGTCTTAGGGTGCTTTCGTTTGATGCATTAATAAAATAGAAGCCAGTATCTCTGTACACTACAAGCCTCTCTGATAATTCTGCCATTTTGATAATGCGACTACCATCTTGTACAAATTCCTGAAAAGCAGCGGGTCTTCTCTGTTGCTCAGAATAGGGCCTAAGCACCATGCTATAATCGCCCGCTTCAAGAGGGGTTCCAGTTGATGGATTTATTAAAACAATGTCACCACCACTCTTATTGCAAAACCTTATAACCTCATCCTCGATCTTGAAGAATAAACCATCAGTCTCAATCATTGAGATCTGCTTGAGTATAATCTCCATCTCAGTAAACCCTCCACCAGTCTCCTCCGACCTATACCTCTCTGGCTCATCTATAGCTAACTGCAGTATAGCTTTATCCCTGAATGCCTCATCGAGATCCTCATTATCGAATTTTATTGCACCAATTTCATCAAGAAATATACCCATGTGATCCTCACCGCCATGGATGCCAAATTGATATGCTTGGTACAAACTAGCTGGGGTATCTATTGCGAAATTGTATGTTGGCTTAAATATATATCTACCTGTATCACTAATAGTTAAAGTGCCTGGTAAGCCACCAGATTCTGCAATCACTGAATTACCCTGCTCTATGCCTGTGTTGAATAATTTAGGATCACCCTCAGCACTATAGATTAACCTATATTGATACCTTTGGGTCTGAACTCTCCCATTCAGGAAAACTGGGTCTTGTAGTATACTTCCATACGGATCTTTTGCCTCTTTGAACCAAACATCATAACCAGAGTGTATCATAGTTAAGTCCGCACAGAATAACCTGTCTTGGAAGTTGGAGATTGTACCCACGGACATTACTCCATTCTCCCTTAGTCCATATAGTGGGTATGCCATATCATACTCACTTTTATACACAACTGGAAGATCTACCCCGTTATTTATAATTAGATGATTCTGTATCTCGACAAACTCCCACCTATAAGCACCGCCCTCAAATGGATCCTTGTATGTGCCGTCGGGGTCTTTCGCATCCATGTAGCTATCGAATGTGTATATAACCTTCCAGTGGAAGTTCCTTGAGTCATTGGTTGCGTAGTCTGGCTCATTATCAAGCCCCTCGGCGGCGTCTAATCCGTCCCTTGTTGCATACTCGTAAATAGGGTCTGGATTATCCCAGTCTGATGCATAATCAATCGCCCACCTCTGATCCCCAGACTGCAACTCAAGTAACTGATTGCCAGCTACCGCAACAAGCACAGGCAGTCCATCTGATCCTGTAAACTGATATATCCCCCTAATTGGTAGACTACTGCCCATTGAGTCATCAAGACCAGTTGGACCAAAAAGCTCCCACCCTTCCCTTCGCAACTCCCCATCAGTATCCCTGCGAAAATTAACCTTCTCAGTATAGTTTGCTGATGAAGTGAGGAAGTTCTGCTCCTGAGCCAACGGGACATTGTCCGATGTTGACCCCATCAACGCACCCCCTTGCGAAGGGTGGATAGTGATATGCTTATACCTCTTTGCCTTCGACATGGTGGTGTAGCCTAGAGGCTATTTATCCTTGAACTTAGTGTATATACTGTAGATCGCGTGAGCTGATACTAGGATCGCGCAAATGGTTGAAGTAACCAAATGCACACTTTCCATTGAGAAGCAAAAGATCGTGCCAACTACACCAGTGGCAACTGAGCGATCCATCACTCCTTCCCTTCTAGTGGGTCTTCTACTTTTGCCTTACCGACTTTAACTAAAGACTTAGCCTTTTTCTCTTTTGGCTTAGACTGGACCGCCTCTTCCACCTCTGCATACACTGCATTTGGATCTTTTGATGGATCCTGTTCCACCGTCACTAGAGGCCTGTATGAAGCTGACGGACGACCTAGCTTTTTTTTTAGACCATTGTACTGGTCTTCGGTTAGCTCGGTTACATGCCCGTCTGGGGCTAAATCTTGAATTATCTTCGCATCTTTATCTTCGTAGGCTCCGAACCCTCTCTGCCTAGCTCCCACTAGGACACGGTCGAATGTACAACCGTAGTCCCTAAGTGGGTTACCAAAAAGCAAGTACTTCATGATGTACTAGACTTTAAGATTAAACTGTAAGCGCTAAGTCGAAGTTCTCGATCAACAAGTGACGAGCAGGAACATCCATCATGGTTGTCCAAGTGGTGGAGCGTAAGGAGTACTCAGTACCCTTATGAGCCATACGGCACTTATACAAGCGATCAGTCTCAGGATGTGGTTGCTTGCGAGTAATTGCATTAGTTCCAGCAATACCGATCTTAATGTCAGACCAGTCAATGAACCATAAGCAACGAGATGCTTTCTGCATGGCATCTTGACCAGCAGCGCTACCCATCACATCGTCAGCCGAGCGACTTCCGTCGATATTCCAGAGCTTACCTCCGTCTGCAGCACCACCAGGGAAGAACTTACCACTTACATTCAACAGATCATCAAAGTAAGGATCATGGAATACAGCAAGCTGGCAACCAACCTCTGGGAGGTCATACAATGCATAGTTGAAGAGAATGATTCCGTCATGCTTGATGGTATGATTCAACTGCATGTTACGAGTGAAGGAGTCGATTCCGTACTTAGTTTTGTAGTACTCAGCCATCTTCTCATAGAAGAGGTTGTAGGTAAAACGGTCGGTCATTACATCGATAACCGAGATGTCAGAACCATCCTGCTCGCGGTTGCGTTTCAGGTAGTAGATGTCAGCCATTAATGACTCAAGGGTTAAGGTTGCCCCTAAGTTATCCCTAACACGACCAGCCTCACGAAGGAGGGACTTGATACCGAGGGCGTTAGCTTTGTACTCAAGTGTACACTCATTGTTCTCGGGGTCGGTAACCGCTGGCAACTGCATGTAGGTCTCTGGGTTTTGTTTCTCAGAGATTGCTTGGTTGTACCAAACAGCACGCGTCCATTGATCGTTGGATGCCTTGGCAGCAATTTTGTTTTGCTCGGCAAGAGGTTGGTAAACCATAGACTTAAGATAAGGGTTAACCTTACCGCTCATGATCTTAGCGAGAGTTTCCTTGTAGGACTCATCAACTTGACGGGACTCACGAGTGGTTTGTAACCAGTTAACGATCAACTTAACGCTGAGGTCGGTTGGTTGGTTACGGCACCATTCTTCGAAGTCGTTAACATTGTTAGCGATCGTTTGAAGAACACCAACAGTCAATTCATAGTCACCAGCACCTGCATAGGAAGCCCAAGTTGTTGCATTATAACCACTTTCCTCTTTTCCTCCATTAATTGAAGCCTGAGCGATGTCTTGACCTATTGGTCGAACAGTTACATTTGCCTTAGAAATAGCCCCAGGGACATTTTCTGCACCAAGAATTTTAAACTGAACCTCTACAGCTGCACCAGTTCCATCAAATCCATTCATGATAACGAACCCACCTGGCAAGAAGTAGCGCTCGATGTTTGTTACTGATCCAGTAGCCCAATCGGAAGCACCAAGATCAACAGTGAGTACGCGGTCTCCGTCGTCAGTTCCAGAGAGACGATACGCATCATCAACAGCACTACTTGAGGAAGCAGCAACATTGTTACTTACAGTGAAGTAGTTGGAGTTCATCATTGAGCGTTGACGACGCTGAATGTATGGAAGGATCATGGACTGCTCTGCAACATTTACCTTATTAATAAGTGGCTTAATGTTGGTGATTGAGCTGTTTAAAAGTGAAGTAATACCACGCTCCTGAACGCCAAGCATTTTAGCTTCAGCGGAGCTAGCGATAACACGAGCTAAATCAATCTCTTTATTACTAAGTGCTTCAAACTCATTAGGGGTAAGACCCTTGATTGATGCATTCGTAAGAGTACATCCAGTGGAGTCGTCCACTTTTACGATACGGGCTACGCCAGGATCGCGTTGAAGAGGAGAACCAGGAAGAGCGGAAGTTGCGCTTTGTACTGCTGGATCAGGAAGAGATGAGTTAGTTGCCATAATATATATAGGTTGTTAGTTACAAATAAATTCGTGTTACAACCTAAGAATACTATAAAACGCACCCCGATGGCTATTTACGGAAAAAATTCTACATTTTTCCCTGCTACCCCCACTTGGGGGATATTTTTAGTGTTTTCCTAAAACTAGTTTTGGGATTTAAAAACCAAGCACATTAAGCATGGCATTATTTCCCTCCTTGGGCTTGCCACTGTTTAAGGCATTTCCTGGTCTTGGAGTTGCGGAAACTGTTGGTGGCTTGGGCTTTGGAGCAGGAGCCTGTGGCGCAGGTGCTTGTTGCTGGGGTTGCTCTTGTTGTTGTGGTTGAGCCTTAACATAACCAGATTTCTCCAAAACTTGGCGATGTTGAGCTAGCGCACCTTGGATTTGATCCTGCATCCTTAGGGCAAAGATTTGCAACAAATTATCATCAGTCCATGTATAGTATTGAGATCTTTTGTCTTCTGGGAGTGCATAATATCTCTCTCTACGCATAAATAGCTTACCGTCACGCTCAGTTTGACCTGACTGAATGAAGCTGTCCTGTTCTCCGTTCACCCATTCCATTAAGTCCCTATGGACTGGATTATTATTATCATAATCTTGGGTGCGTAGGAAAATATCAGTTAGTGTATCCCCATACTGGAGTAGATGCTGAGTGCCTTTTTCGAGTATTTCGTACTCAAGCGGACTTTCCTGTGCAAACTTCTGGATAGCTTCATCACCACCCTTCTCGAAGGTTTCCCTATACTCCTCGGGTATGACCAACTTTTGAGCCATTTGACGAAACTGCATTTTTGCTTGATTAGCTATAGGCTCAAGTTTCGCCCTCTGCATCTCACGCTGAAGTGCCTGTGTTTTTGGCTCTAGTTCACGCCTAACTTCCTGCTTAGCCTGATCAATCCACATAGTTCTCTCGATCTTCTTGGCCTCGCTAGGACTTAGTTTGGGGCGATTTCTCTGAATAAACTGAGAGTACTCGTCATCGTCAGCGGGATTAAAGTGAGGATCTTCGGTTATCCTCTTATCTAGGTACTCCTTGGACTTCGAGAAGAAGGTCTTAAACTGGGCATCCATGCCCTTATACTTATCCCCTATATTCTTGGATGCATACTTAGCTATATCGTAAATATCACGCTCCTCAGGCATAAGTGAGGCAAGGAACTCTTGGTCATCATCCTCCTCTTGCTCTTCCTTTAGGTTGAATGCAGGCTGTTTCTTTACATCCTCAGGAATGTCTGGGTCGACGACCTTCCTTAACTTCTTCTTCTTAGGTTCTGCCTTTTCGGGTTCAGCTTCCTCCGCTTGAGGTTGCTCTGCCACTTCTTCAGGTTGTTGCTCCTGCTCTTGAGGTTGGTCTTCTTCTTCGACTGCCTCTGATAATGTCATTGGTGGACGAACATCTTCCTGCTCTTCCTCTGGCTCAATATCAGCCTTAGTGTCGTCCGATATTTCGAATAGAGTCTTGAATAATGGATTATCCTGTGGTGCCTTTTGTGGCTCAGGAAGAGACTCCTCTGCTACCACTTCTTCTGTAACTTGTTCTTCGCTCATACTTGTACTTGTTGGTCAGGTGCGGGTTGTGCCATTTGTTCAGGTTGTGCTTGAGGAGGAGCGCTCGCACCTGGAGCTACCTCTCCCTCTTGTAAAGGTTGTGGTTGTTGGGCTTGCTGGGTCTGCTGTACAAGCATCTGTACAGCTTCGAGAACCTGTGGCCATTGTTCCTTGATTTGGCTCAAGAACTGGTCATTGCCAACATTTGCAAGCTCTTGCTCTTGATCCATCTCATCTGTTTCAAGTTTTAAGTCATGAGCACCAGATAGCCTGAATATCTCATTGAACATGTTAAATATACGCTCCCTCCCTAAAGCAGAGGCCATATCTGGAACCTGAAGGAACTGCATAACTAATTGACCAAGAACCTGTGCGGACTGAGTGTCTCTAGCTCTCTCAGCTCCATCCCTTGCTCCAAACAAATACTCGTAAACCAAGCTCTTGGGCTCACCGATTACATTTCGCTTAGACATCGAATTATCTCCAGATGTCTCAACCTCAAATCCAGAATCTCTAATAATCTGCTCTGAGTATCTACCCTTAATAGGAACAACAAATTTATCCGAGGAGCAGGTTACCAAGTGCTCGTAAAGAACCTTTTTCATAGCTGCTCTCATGTCATCTATACCCTCCGAGATAAATGAGTAGATTGCATTTGTAGTGTTACCGATCTCTGCCACTTCTGTAGCTGAAATCTCACGAGGAGCGGGCTGACCAAGCTCTTGGGGAGACAAGATCAGCAACCGCTCTACGAGATTAAGCAACTGGAGGATTGCTTGAATAGATTGATTTATACCACCCGATAACTCCTTTTGGACATCAACGACACGAATAAAGTCTGCTGAGTTGATGCCTAGGTCGGCTGCTTTTTGCCCTGAATAAAATAGGGCTTTGGGTTTAGCATAGAAAGTGTCCTCGGCTAAAGACTGCTTTATGTAGTCCTTAACATCGTCATCTAGGGCATCTTGATCTATGGCGAAGATCTTAAACATACTCATTTTCATATGCTCAAGCATTGAGCTAAGTATGTTAGTTAACTGATCTTGGTATGGCATAATTTCATGTGCGACTGATATATTCGCCATGCGATCATCATTCTCATTTATACCACCATAAACCGCAGGCAATGATGGGAGGTATTCCGCATACACAATGGTCTGGTCACTAGCTACAGTAAACTTAAGCCAAACATCATGTGGGTAATCCCCAAGTCCATCCCGCTTTGGGTTGACGCGCATACACATATTTGTGACGAACATGCCCTTGTCCTCATCTTCAGCAGCATAAAGACCGACATTCGCCACCCTGTCATTCTGCATCGAGAAAGTGTCACCTATCTTAGGGAAGACAATATTGTCATTAAAGTAGTACCCAAAGAAATCAGAGTGAGCCTCATACAAGGCAGCTAAACTATTGGTAACACTTATTTCGTCAGTGTTCCAGGTGGCGGGGTTACTATGTATGTCTCCATACTTAACAATATCCCAAAACCCTATCCAATCTGGACCATGGTTTGTATTTATGTCATGGAGTGGCTTAGAGGTATCATAAATGATCCTTGTGGGGTGAGGAGTCGTGAATTTTACTCCACCCTTTTCCACATACGACTCCATAATTTCCTCGCCCGTAACATCGTCAGTAGACATTCTCCACTGAACATCCTCTGTCCATGAAGTCTCAGGGAAAGCCACAGAGTGTCCATACATGAACATCTGGCGAATTACTTGCTCAAATTGATGCCTATAACCAAACTGGTCACACATCATTTCAACACGCTGAGAAAGCACATCGGCACGCAATTTATCAGTTAATGCCGTACTGCGTGGTTCGTACTTGAAGTATGGATATAAATTACTAAACCTATGCACCTGAGCTGCGACCCGCCTAGTAATATAGGATCGAATAAGGTTAATAGACACCTCGTATAATCTTAGGGCATTAATATTCTTAAGTTGCCCCTCATCATCGTACTCGCAGAACTTGTCCGCACAATCCAGCTCATCTAACTTTGATGCACACTGATTAATATCTATCTTGCCTTGTGCATACTGTAATAACGGAATGGTGGACTTATTGATAGGGATCGAGTCCCAAGCCATATCCACACTCATGTACAGCTTTGCGTGACCTATGCACGCCCTAACCCCGCCTAGGATTCTTGACTGAATAAGGTCTTCAAACCTATTTCTTGTCTCCCAGTCTTTTCCTGCTTCATTGCATGTAAAAATTTCACGCAGTCTCTCTTGAGTGCATCCGTACTTCCTTAAAATATCCTTATCGACCATAGCTAAAATTAAATACCTCTCCTATTGTGTCTTTAGTGTAATGTTGTAGATACCTATGCTCTATGATCGTCAAAAGAAGAGATAGAGGCCCACTAAATGGTTTTGTTGAAACTAATTTTTTCACAAATTCTTCGTGCGATTCGTGAACCAAACTTGCGAGCTCCCCGTAGTTTATTCGAAGCACTCCACATAATCTGTCTACCCTTTGCTTGTCCCATCTTTTCTTTATGCCGAGACGCTCGTAATGAGTGTCCATAAGAATGGAGGCAGAAGTAGCATACTTAGACTCACCTTGGAGTTTCTTCTGTCTCGGACTCTTCGGGCTCCTGTTCGTTCGAACTGTCTTCGCTGTCGGATTCACTGGCGGTTATTTTAATTCCCTCTTTATCCTCAAACGCTCCAGTGAACTTTTTGTCGGATAACTCCTTAACCTGAAATGAGGCAGTAACTTTGACCACATCCCCAACCGCAACACCATCAAGCATATCGGTTATATCTGGGAACATCTCGAGGTTCATATTTAATATAGACTCCATATTCATGTCTGTAACTTATGTTTTAGTGTTACAAAATTCAAGCCCCAATATCCATGATTTCGGTTTTTACTAATTGCCCTGGAGGTGAAGCCAAGGTGTCATAGCTAAGGAATACATAAGACATCGCATCAAATGGGTGGACATATATGCTCCTCTTAGGCTTGAAGGCTATGTTTGGGTCATAGGTTTTGCCCTGCTTTTCTGAGATTAAGTTTTGGAACATCTTGAGTATTGCCGTGCATTGACTAGACACTAAAAACCTATCACTCTGTAGTTTTCCTATAGTTAATCGCACCCTAGCTTCAACTGAGCCATTAAACTTAGGGGCGGCACGCATTCTTATCGGGCTAAGATTAAATGTTTCTGCCTTTTGCCTAGATATTTCCTCAATATCCCTTACATCGTAGGATCCTGTCTTTGCCCTAAATTGATTAAATGCAGAGTTGTCAGATATATGCTGGTAGGTGAACTTCGTGTCACATTTTCGATTCCAGTAAGCCATCTTCCTCATTACCAATGGGACTAGTGTGGTATAGGGTAGTTTCTTGTTAATTGTTACTAGCTCATCAAAAACAGTCCAGATTATGCCATCCTCACCAACAAGTGCCTGCATAAATATAACTGCATTATTCACGGAGCCAGGATCCCATCCCACAAGAATTGGAAAGTTTTCGTTTGGCAAAATACCTGATTTAGCGTCCCCTACTACATGGAGGGATTTATTAAAGTATGGGCCAAAGATCGCATCCCCTGCAGGTCTATCAATCCACTCACCTCGAACCATTCGGGCTTCCTCAATGGGATCGCTTTTAACAGCCTCCTGAATGCGGTCGTAATATCCCTTAGGAAGGTTATCTATGTTATCCTCAATTTTTACATGATAAACCGCGTAGTCATTATTCCAGTTACCATCCTTATCAAGTGGATCCTCAAAGAATCTTTTATATACCCAGTGACTTGGACCATCTGGGTTGCAGGCTGCGAGATACTGCTGTGGGCCATGAATACCCTGCCGTCGTCCTAACTGCTGAACTACCGCATTGAAATAATCATCTGTATCCAAGTTGGTAAGCTCGTCTACAAATATTAGACTTGGCTCAAAACCCTTAATCCTGTCCTTAATAAACGATCCGTAAGGAATTGATATTAGGCATATTCTTGAATGACCACCAAATCGGTTTTCTATATCTATATACAA